ACCACTGCATCGCACACAGGGCAGGGTATGTCACACGTTGGGATGAGCTTAGAGCACGGTGGGGCGCTCCTCATGTCCATCACGGCCGCGAAATACGTTGAGGTGCATACAGGACAAGGCCCAGTGCCAATCACTGCAGTTCCGCTGGTTACCTCTGATGATTCCACCGTGATTGCATCAGTAGATACCCTGAAGCTGACAGTGCCTATGCAGCGGCACGAGCGCCAGAGAGCATGCCACATTTTCATGATGGTCCAAAGGGTTACCAGGAGGATGTGTCTGCAGTCCGTAAGTGTCATGCCCAATCTCAGCAAGGAGAAGGTATCGGGCACTGCCGGTGAGTTCAATTCTCAGGACAATGGAATTGGGATCACCTGCCCCATTCTGGGATTCCGCGAGATGATATGCCAGCTCACACGCCCGTCTTCCCCGTCCCTGATAACCGACCTCCTGGACGCGCATGCGTATGGTCGGACTGTTGCCATGTCTGGACTAGGTCTGGCACTCGGGGTTACAGGACACAAGCTGAAGTTGGATGCCACAATGCAGAGATGGAAGATGACTGACCGGGAAGTCGAGGCCCTCCGCAATTGCGGCCTGCTTCCGGACTTTCTACTCACCGGCACACAGCAAGAGGAGATCATCACAACACCTGCCTCAATGATACCAACCACTAAGCGCAATGCTCTGATGCAGCTAGCCTTCAACATGCATCAAGAAGACGGTGAGCTGCAGGTAAACTCCAGGGACCTTGCCTTCACGGTGTTGGGTCATGTAAGGCTGTCAATGCGCAAGCAACACCGGTCCGCACTCAGAGCGCTGCGGCTTAGGATAAGTGCGCTAGAGTCATCGGGTTTGCCCCATCAGGCCAAGATGCTCGAGGAGAGCCTAGGTGCAACTATGTCTTCTGCAAGAACCCGAAACATAGGAAGGCTGGCCCAGAGGGTGAGAGGGCAGCATGTGAAACCTGGCCCCTGTCTAGGCCTGCAGTTCCAGAAAGCACCCATCCTGGAGTCTACCCTTCTATGGGTAGACCACATTGCCTCAATCATAAGGAATGTGAAAGTAGATGATGAGATAGCGAAGCTCGGAGCCATGTACGGGTCCCGAACAGTGTTGACAGCGCACGGCAGGGCCAGGTATCCTGAGCCTGCCACGAGACGGCGTGGCAAGGCGTCCCATACCAGGAAGCCCCTGTTTGTGCTGGCAACCTATGGGCAGACCCCTTTTGGCCGGCACGTGCTTGAGAGGAGCCGTGCCCAGGTTGTTGACACCATTGGCGCTGAGCAGAGAAGGGAACTGGCGCGATATATGGCATACAAGCAGTACCGCTCCATACCCGAGCACACGCTGTATGGTGGCAAGATGATGGTCTCCTGGAACAGATTCAGGTCAGCAACCCTTGGCACCAAGGCACCTGCTGTGGAGAAGCAGACCAACTACGACTTCACAACACTCTGG